TTGATTACGTCAGTAATCTTAGAGAGAACCAAGCAGAACTCGACGATTGTCAAGACATGCAAATCCCGCTTCCATAGTTCCAAAGTAACTGACCCGTCCCTGACGGAAGTAGCTAGGATCTGGGTAGATCGTAACTTCCTGTCGAACTGGCATCACAAAGGAATCACTGGCAGACTGGTCAAGAGCAACAACAAGCTCTACGTCGCTGGATGGGCCAAGGGCACCACTAAGCTGTGACGTGAAGTATGTCTGATACTCCTGAGATTCACCAAGCTCGTCCAGAGCATGAAGGTTGATACCGAAGATCCGAGTGATAGAACCGTCGTCGCTAGACACATAGATTTCTCTGCGAGTCGTTTCGTCAACGATATCAACGCCCCAGTTTCGAATATCTTCCAAAGCTTCTGGGCTCAGATAGATATCGGTCAGTCGACCACGAGAGATGGAGCCAGAGTTACCCCCAGCATTTCTTCGCATAACTGACTTCAGCAAGGAAACGATACGCTTCGTGAACTGACCAGCAGCAGCGTCAGCATCATAGACCATGATGTTGCGGTCAACACCAGCGGCCAAAAGTACGTGCCAGCCATCATCGTTGATCTTCTTGACGAAGCCAGCTTCAAGAACTTTCATGGCTCTTGCAGCAACGTCCCAACGGGCGTCACGGGCATAGCGTGCCAGATAGTCAATTGAGTTAGCGATACCATAGGTCGGAACCTGAATGTAATCGCCTTCAACTGATCGTTCTGGAATCTTACCATGGCCGGGATTTGTATAAGCAACGAAGTCAACTTCGTCACCGGGATTCAGCAAGTCGAGTGGATACTCGGCTGTGGTGCCTGAATCAAGCACAAGCTTTTCAAAGATAGGAGAAACTACGTCTCCCACAAGGATAGCTTCTCTCAATGGAGTCTGAAGGGCCTTGGCGACCTGCTCTTGACCAGCAAGAGCATCAGAAGGAGCCACGCTCCCTGACTGCTTCAGCATCTCAATGAATTCTGGATTTGGCTTATTAGACGACATCAAATTACCCCCTTATAGGTTGACTGCAACTTTAGCGAAACCATCAGCGTCTTTAGAGCTGAGAAACTGACCAATCTTGAGTGCTCCAGTAGCCTGAGTAGCACTGATAAGACCAGTCCCGGCAAGATACGCATCTTGACCACCAGAAGGTGTACCAGAGATAGCGTCAGTAACGACGAATCCCTTACGCAGGATAGTAATCTTGCCACCCTTCTGGACTTCATCCTTGTGCTGGTTAAGGTGCTGACGAGTCAGGTCAATGTTGACCATATCGTTCAGCAAAATACCCAAAGGATATGCTCCAGATGGATTCGCCTTTACTGTCGCCAAAGCTACGCCGTTATCCATAGCGGCTCCAGAGCCTGCTGTGCTAACGGATACAACAAGACCACGAGTTGCAGTTTCATTCATAAAGAATGAGATGTCTGTATCCAGCTCGTTACGATCACCTTTAAGTGACATAATTTACCCCTTACTTCAAATTTTTTGTAGACTTAAGGACACTAGAACGTAGCCATTCTGAAGCTACGCTAATCTTGTCAGAAACAGAATCTTCAACAATAACTACTGGAGCTTCCACTTCAGTAACATCATCTAGTGTTTCTGCTTCAACTTCGACTTCAACCGACTCAGTGTCCAGAACAGGGGCCGGTTCTCTAACGATCAATGCAACAACTACTTCGAACATTTCGTCAGTAGCTTCAGCAAACTTAGAGAGCAGCTCAGTTGCTCGGTCTTCGGTTGCTCCAGCCTTGACTAGTGCGTTCTTTCGTTCGGTCGTCTTCACTTCTGCAACCATCTTCTGGATTTCCTGACTCAGTGTCAGTTTCTCCTGAGAGATATTTGCAATAGAAGTTTCGAGTTCTGTGATCTTCAACTCAAGCGAAGAAATAGTAGCCTTATGACCGCTAACTTCTGTCGCTAGAGTGCTTGCTGTCGCCTTCTCGGCGGTCAGAGTCTCTTTTAGGGACTCTACTTCCAGCAATAGCACTGAATTGTCTTCAGGCATTACTACCTCCATAGCCAATGTAGAAAAAGTATTTGCGGGCTTGAAAGGATCAACCTCCTTCGGGAGAATGATACTTCGAGGATTAGCTGGTTTATCCACAAGACCCTTACCCGAAAAGTATAGGTCTCGCAGCAATCGACCAACTTTATATCCCTCATATGAGCCTGTCCCACCATAAGCCCGCAAGTGCTTGGTGAGGAACGCAGAATTTTCGTCTCTAGCTATTACTTTTTGAGATCCATCAGGCTCGATGATTGCGTAATCAAAATTACTGAATACGCACTCCATAGAAACAGCTAGATTACCCTCATCAATTTTAGAAATCAGGCTATTGACCCGACTTGACTGGTCTGGGTCAGACCAAGTCTTATAAATAACGGCGGAAGTAACGAGGTCCATCCTTTCGGGAAGAGGAACATCTGTTACCATGGAGCCATCCTCAGCCATTGCGGCTGAAGAAATCATATGCCCGATGATATCTGAATCATCGTGCATATAATTGAACGGCTTATCAATAGGTGTTTCGCGTGCCGCCCATAGGTCTGCTACGTCGAAAACATCGTCGTTCTTATTCCATCCCGCCGATACAAGAATGGAATTGAGGTAATAGAGATCCTTTTGAATAGGTCTATTGCTGACAGAAGCCAACACCCTCTCTGGGATCTCAAAAGACTCTACAATAGATATGGGGCAGAGCATGGCAACACTAACGCATGTAAGTGCGTCAGATAGATTGTCTAGTTTTTCTGCTTCATATATTTTTTGCATAAGTTACCTCACTTTTAAATACGCTAGTATTTTAAGTTTTTCTGTTTTTTCTTAAAATTCTTGACAAGCATATGCCAAGCAATTCATTTGTCGGACTTCATCCACACTGGGCTCACGACTATTGGTCTTGAGGAATTTTCGGTAAAAAGGAAGGGTATCTACCTTGTTCTTCCTATCCATGGCCTCTGCTATTTTTTCTGGATCGAGTGGAGAAAAGGCTTCAAGACCACACAATGTGATAAACTTGATTTCCTCTAATTCGGCCTGCTGGGCGGTTGTCAATTCACGAAGTGAGTTACATTCGTATTGAATCAGCATAATAGGGTTGAGTACTGCCGAAATTTTCTTCTGGGCTTCTGTAGTCCAAAGGATAGTACTTGCCAAATCTGCCTTGCTCTTGGGAAGAACTCTGCGAGTTTTTCGGGGACCTTGATCTCCCTTGAACAGTGGTCGACCATTTTGGCCGGGCTGCTTCTTGGACTGTGGGGCGGCTCCTCCCGGCTGAACCGGGGGCTTTCTGGCCTTGTAATCCGTCACATCCTCGACGCTGAGCGTATCTTTCTGGATTGCCAGCTTGACAACCTCAGATTCGATGTTACCATTGTGGAATGGGTCGGACTTGGGAGGCAGCTTACGCTTTTTGCGGTCTTTTTCTTCCTTGGCGATTCGGGACTCTTCGATGTCGTGAGATTCGCCAAATCGCTCCCGAAGGGTTTCGGCAGAGATGATGTAGCGATCTGACAATTGAATCCAGAGGTTCTTTTCTGCCGCTTCGTCGGACAGAATCATATTGTCGAATCGCAATTCGGCAGGAGATGGAAACCCCATAGCCTCGGCCAGATCTTCGAACTCAAGCCGCCAGAAGTTCTCCAGCAAGCCCCGCCCATACTCAAGCTTTTCGATGAGAGTCTTGAGGCTCAAGTAATTATTAGTGAATCCGCCACCAGACGAAGTCCCCGTCATGGTCTGGGGAACTCCCAGTCCACCGTAAACCGCATTCAGTACAGGACCGTACTTCTCATTGCCCAAGAAGTGATAAATTTGGCTAGTAGACTCTTTAAAGTCTAGCTCTGGACCCCAAACTAGGTCCATGGTGCCACCGCCCACATTGCTGGCGAGTACGTCTCTGAGCTTGTCTACTGCTGCTCTGGTGGGGGCAATTTTGTGCTCAAGACTACCCAATCGCCAAAGACGAATATTGGATATGGCTCCGTCGAGAGCAGACATATCGGCCAACTTCATCTTCTCCATCATGGTGATATCATCCAAGATGGCATGGATCATAGGGTTGGCCCATACTGACCAATCATCCTTCTTGTAATGATACACAGAGAGCCTGTCAGGCTCCAATGGGAAGAACTCGGCCCCATCTAGGATCATTTTCCTTACTGGTGGGGATAGTTCCTGTAAAAAGGATGGGTCGTTCTTCTTTGCAGCAATCGCATTTTTGGTTTTGGAGGAGATCCTGATCTTGTAGGTCTTATTTCCGCCAAAAATGTCAGAATAATTCCCATCTACCTCTACAGTCAAGGGATTAAGAAAGTCATACCTAAATGGTATTACCCTCCTCTCGGCCTTGGACATATCCTTTTGGTCTTTTTTGGATATCTTGCCATTTGCTCTATAAACAATCACATTCCCAAGCCGATATAGGTAGTTAAGAAACCTCTCGGATCTTTCTGCCCCATTTACTTTCTGCCACCATCTGCGGTAGAATCTCTCGATACTCTTATTGGTGTGGGAGATCCGAATGCCCTGAGAAGCAAAATCGCCCATCAGGTCAATGACTTGCTTGATAAGGCCGACATTGTCATAAGCCTTGGCACACTTACGCATGATAGCTTTGGTGTCACCCTCAGGAGATTCGGATGGGCGAAATCCATAATAGTCTTCCCGACTATACTCGTCACGAACCGATATGTTGGGCTCTATCGACAGGTAGCGACGGTTGCTGGCTGAAGTAGTCATCAGTCCGGTATATGAGGCAAGAGCCAAGTCTTGCACTGCGGGAGATTCTGCTGGAGGCTTCTTTTTTACTGGCATTTGTATGTTCCGATTGTAATTGGATCGTTCTACAATCTAATTCGCCCAATACCAGCCGACAGGCTCAATATCCGCCATATGCATCTTCTGCTCCTTTGAACCAAAGCGGAGCTATGTAGGCCAACTTTGCCCTTTTACCGACCACCCCACTGGAGAATCCCCCATAGCTTTCATATGCTGCTGGGCCGCTCAGAGAGAAGTTTCTGGCTCCCATATTGGCCATCAGTAAAGCAGAATACCTGTCCTTCCTCATCTTCTTCTTTTTGTTGGCCCCAACCTTGATATCTGGTGTGTCCCAGCGATCTCGACCGTTTGGGGTTTTGGTGATTTCGATTAAGACTAGCTCGTTCTTCATTTCTTCAATCTCCATGACGCAGTCTTCCAGTGTGTCATAAAGCTTATTATTGACCTTGTCCTGCTCTGCCGCTAGACCCAGAACAATTGGGTCAAACTTTGGAAACAGGAGGATCTTATCCTCTAGGTCTTTTCGCATGCCGTGATTGGCCTCAGAGGTCCATTCCGCCTTGGCGAAATTGACTAGCTCAATAATGTGCAAGCCAGCCTCATCATCTGTGGGCTTCTCTTTATCCTCATCAATAACAGGCCAAAAGGGAAGTTCTCCCGGATGAAGATTGGAGGTTTCATGGAGTGCCTCGTTTACTGCTATCCCGCCGCCCTGAGAGTCCATCATGATTCGTTCTATTTGGAATGCACGCATCAGCTCTCGGATCTTTCGAGCGGCGTAACTATAAAAGTTATCCTCAGTGGTCAGACCAAGCTTGACTCTTTCTGAGTGGGATTGCCGCGTAGTGGTCCAGCAATGGACAATTCTCCTATGATCTTTGTGGAGTTCGAGAATCACAATACAGAAATTGTCAATTTCAGAAGCTGGGTCGATCGCCATAATGTATCTGCCAGAGGGAGATCCTTTCAGCATCGCATCAAATACAACAGGGCCAGATGGGAGACTAACCTCATTATGCTCGTTAGTAACGCAGGATTCGATCAAGCTACGCTTGAAGAACCCATTACTGTCTGAACAAAAACAATTATGTACTGTTGCATTAGGTGTTGAGTAAGAATTATCTTCTTCTACTTCTAGATTATATACCAACCCATCGTATGGAATTAGTTCTTTAGATTTTATTCTATAGATAGATGCTCCATCTGTGGAATCTACTAAATTCTTATTTTTATCAGTCAAAAATTTCTTATCATAAAATGTAGTTAAGAACCTATTGAAGTCCTGTCCACTTACGGTTATCTTCCAAGCCTGAGATAGGTTACAAACCTTGCCCTTTATAACTGCTGTTTTAGGTATTTTCGGCTTAAGAAAGGAGGCGTTTACGCCAAATACAGATAGGGCAAGCTTAATCTGATTCACCAAATTCTTATTCGTCATCTGCAAAGTGGCAAATTTGTCGTTGATGTGCCCATCTCCATTCCATACCCCAATAATGAAACCTCTAAGAAAGTCTAGATTTGAGAATAGTATATCGTGATCAATAAGTTTTGTATAGCAATTACCCGGACAGATATGCTTAATAACATCAGTAAATACCCTAGAGTTAATAGATATAGATTTAGTATTATCTTTCCTAGTGTAACACTTAGGCACTATTCCGATAGAATTGAATAGCGAAGTGGATAATTGCTGCACGAAGAAATCTAAGGATTTATCGACATGTCCATCTAGAGCGAACTGACAAGCCCTGCCCTGATTGCCGCTCCCCTCGGATGCGTAATACCCAATACAAATCCCGAAGTCATAGTCTAATCTTAGGATTGACGGGATACTGTTCTTGGGACGCCGCTTCTCGGAACGAATAGCGTAAATAGAGGCTCTATTTACATTAAAGTATTCGGCAACCTCATTCACTGCTTCGCCGCTAGACAAAGACGCCAATATTAGATTACGCTTATTATTGTTGATCTTAGTCTGTGAGGATGCTGGATATATAAAATCATCCCGATCCACGAAGTTGTTACAAATAGATCTACAATCTATCTCTGTAAGGCTAGATAGCTCAGACAATCTGGCTAGGCTTGTCGATCCAGTAAGTGAGCCAATCGTCTGAAAATCGTCTCCAGAAGTCCAGAAAGGATGCTCTGGAGTAAAGAATAGGCCTTTATAATATCCATTGGTTTTGTACTCTATAATATCTCCACTATAGTGCCTGAACATCTTTTTAATTACAGGCCTGAATCTCCCCTTATGGGTAAGAACCATATCTCCTACCTGCACATCTATTATTCTCTTAATTCCAGTACTAGTTATAATTGGTGTTGAAAAAATCTCGCATGCGCCCCACTCCATCTGGAAGATACCGCTATGGACAGAGGCTTTAGATCTCGCTACGTTACCCTCGTCCATGAAACCTCTAGGGAGAACGTCATAAGGAATCCTAAGGATAGAATAGTCTCGCCAATTGAACCCGCTTGGGACCCCATCCGGAAATAACTCCTTGACCTTCTTTGGGTCGCCCTTGGAGGCTACAATCTGCTTGTATTTCTTCCAGTAGTCAGCAAAGTGGTTAAAGTCATAGAAAGCAGTTCCACATAAAACGATCTGATTGCCCATAGCTAGGGTATCATAACCTAGAGCCGTTTCATCAATACCTCTTTCCCTAGCCATATCCTCTGCCGCTCTTCTCCTTACTACATCCGCTGGAGCCGCAGATACGTTACCGAAACCAGCAAGAACAGTTTCAAATATTTCGCGAGAGTGACTACTAAATTCTTCTACTATTAAATCTTGACATCTGTACCCTCTAATTTTCTCTCCAGTACCAATTGGTATACATTTAATTGATGAGCCATTAACTGTAAATTCGCACATATCTGGAGATCTAGATGGCTTACTGTCCTGATCTATTAGATCTCTAAATACTGGGGCATTCTTCCATATAGTCTCCATATATTCATGGACGAATTTCGACTGCCTAAACGCCGCTCCAGCGACTAGAATACGACGGTTAGGCATTATTAGAGCCCTCATCAAAGAGTAGAGGGCTAATAGGAAGGTTTTTGAGCCACCTCTAGTAGCAATTAGCATCGGGTATTTTCTTACCC